AAATTAATCAACGTAAATTAGGGTAGGCAAAACTGCCTGCCCTTTTTTATTAAATAAAAAAAAATATGGCTTGTGCGATAACAAAAGGTAGAGGGGTTGGATGTAAGACCGCTTTTGCCGGAATTAAAAATATTTACATCTTAGACTACAGTGCCGCTATTGCTGCTTTAGGTGATAGTAGTGGTACTATAACACTACCAACTGACAACTCTGCTGAGTTTTTTAAGTTCGAGGTAAAAGGCGGTTTGAGTTCTTTAGAGACTACTGTAACATCTAGTAGAGAAAACGGAACTACTTTTTACGAAAGTACCTTAAATGTTACCTTTCAAAACTTAGACGTAGCTACACAAGAAGAGATTAAACTTCTAAATAGAGGTCGCGCGCATTACGTTGTAGAAATGTACCCAGACGGTGCCGGAAATACTAAGCGTTTATTGTTAGGTAGAGACAACGGCGCTGAAATTACCGGTGGTACTATTGTTACTGGTGCTGCACCTGGAGATTTACAGGGCTTTACTTTAACAGCGGTTGCTACCGAAGTGTTCCCACCGTTCTTTTGTACTGAACCAGACGTGAGTGCTGTAACACCTATTACGCCTGCATAGTAATTTATTTATATTTAAAATTAGCCTTACTTTTTGTAGGGCTTTTTTTTTACAAAAAAACTAATTTTGTTTATATATTAGTATGAAGATTATAGCAACAAGCGGCACTAAGGCTTTAAAAATTATACCTAGAACATTTTTTGCTGGTACAATTAACCTTAAACTAACAAATGAAAGCACTGGTGGAGTGGTTAACACAACTGCTACTGCTTCAACTGACCGTAATTACATGTCTTTTACTGGTACATTTGGCACGCTAGTTGAAGGTGAATTTTATATGCTAGAGGTTTTGTTGTCAGGTGCAACAATTTATAAAGACAAAGTATTTTGTACAGACCAAACTATAAATCAAGCAAACAACGATTACTATTCTGTTAATAGTGGCGAATACACCACCGAGAATAGCTTTGATAACGATTACATAATTTTATGAACGATTTAAGGATAGTAAATTTAAGCAGTTACACAAGCCCAGAAATTGTAGAGAAGTCTAACAAACAATGGGTGGCTTATGGTAGTGATAACAATTACTTTGGTTACTTAATAGACCGCTATAATGGCTCGCCGACAAATAACGCTATTATAAATGGTGTTAGCCAAATGATTTACGGTAAAGGTTTAGATGCTTTGAATTCAAATAAAAAGCCAGAGCAATACGCCAAAATGGTTAGTTTGTTTAACAAAGATTGTGTGCGTAAACTATGCTACGATTTAAAACTAATGGGACAATGTGCTATTCAGGTAATTTATTCAAAGGATCGCAAGACTATAGCTCAAGTTGAACATATACCTGTCGAGAATTTAAGAGCAGAAAAGTGTAACGAAAAAGGAGACATAGCTGGTTACTATTATGCAGACGATTGGACAAAGTAAATTCAAGAACAGAATTGAAACGTATACCGGCTTTCGGTTTTTCTAAAGAAAGCATAGAAATTATATACGTGAAACCATATAGAGCAGGCTATAAATACTATTCTAGCCCAGACTATCAAGGTGGATTGCAATATGCTGAACTCGAAGAAGAGATCTCAAACTATCACTTAAATAATATACTAAACGGTCTTGCGCCTTCAATGTTAATTAACTTTAACAACGGTACACCAAACGCTGAAGAGCGACAAATGTTAGAAAACCGTATCTACTCTAAATTTAGTGGAAGTAGCAATGCTGGTAAGTTTATACTTGCCTTTAATGATAATGCTGAAAGTCAAGCCACGATAGAGCCAATACAATTAAGCGAAGCACACCAACAATATCAATTTTTGTCAGACGAAAGCGGTAAAAAAATAATGGTAGCACATAGAATTGTAAGTCCTATGCTGTTAGGTATTAAAGATAATAGTGGCTTAGGTAATAATGCAGACGAATTGCAAACTGCGTCTATATTAATGGATAACACCGTTGTCAGACCTTTTCAGCACCTTCTTATTGACGCTTTTGATTCTATATTAGCTTACAATAATATATCACTAAAACTATATTTTAAGACACTACAACCGCTTGAGTTTACTGATCTTGAAAACGTTGAAGACGAAGAAACAAGAGAAGAGGAAACAGGTGTAAAACTTTCTAAAGAGTTACCTAACGAAGTAGGTTCAGCTATTGCGGATGCTTTAATAGATCTCGGTGAAGATGAAGATGAGCTATTGAAAGCTTATGAGATAGTAGACGAGAGAGAAGTTAATTACGAAGAAGAGACTGGCCTTGATGAAGTTATAACAGACTTAAATAAGCCAAATACTGAGGAAAAACAAAAAAGCACGTTATCTAAGATTTGGCAGTTTGTTAGTACTGGTAGCGCTAAGCCATATAGAGATAGTGAGCAAGACGGCACAAGTAAACAGTCAAGGGAATTTGGTGTCGAGTTTTTAGTTAGATACATGTACAGTCCACAAAAGTACAGTGCTAACTCTAGGGATTTTTGCAAGAAAATGGTTAACGCTAAAAAAGTTTATAGAAAAGAAGATATTGTAGCTATGGAGAATGTATCAGTCAATGCTGGTTTTGGTAAAGGTGGCAGTGATACGTATTCGATATGGTTGTATAAAGGCGGGGCTAGATGTCAGCATAAATGGTTGAGAAAAACATACCAAAGATTTGAGACAGACAAAGGTTTAGGTACTGAGATAACAACAACACAAGCTAGGAGTAGGGGTTTTAGACCAAAAGCAAACGAAAAAGAAGTACCCGTAGCACCAAAAGACATGAGATATAAAGGCTATACGCGCGAGTATTGGAATAAAATGAAATTTAAAAACTAAATGGCAACGGTACTATTCATAAACAGAACAGATCTAGTTAAAAACTCAATCCTTGACGGTAACGTTGACACGGATAAGTTTATACAATTTATTAAAGTTGCACAGCAAATAGACATACAAAACTTGCTTGGCACAGATCTTTATAACAAAATAAGTAGTGATATAGCCTCGGGTGCATCAGGTGGCACTGGTTTAACTGGTAATTATCTTACATTAGTTAACACGTATGTGCAACCAACGCTTATCTGGTTTGCCCAAATGAATTATATACCTTTTGCCGCGTATCAAATTAAGAACGGTGGAGTGTTTAAGCATAGTAGTGAAACAGCGCAAAACGTAGAAAAAAACGAAGTAGACTATTTAGTTAGCAAAGCTAGAGAGTATGCAAATTATTACTCAACTAGNATGGTTGATTATTTAAGTTTTAACGATAATTTGTTTCCAGAGTACAATACTAATAGCGACGAAGACATATACCCTGATAGCGACACAACTTTTAAAGGTTGGGTACTGTGAGATACAAGGTAAAACAAAAAAACTTAATTAAGTTGAAAAAATATATAATTAAGGCTTTGAAAAATAAAAAAAATAATAAATGAGTAATCCTATCTTAGCTTTAATACCTAGCGGCTACAAAGCCACAAAGGTTTATTCTATTTTACCGAGTGACGGCACTGGGGATTTTACCTACGATAGAAACACCCCAACAGAAGGCAGTAGAATAAGAGAGGATGGTATTATGGAGTTAATAGGCAATGACATACCAAGGCTTGATTGGTTGAATAGCAACTGCCCTAGCTTACTTATTGAGGCTTCAAGAACAAACAGACAGATAAGATCTGAGGAGTTTAGTAATGCGGCTTGGGTCAAACAAGCAGACATTACAGTAACAGCAGACCAAGTAACCGCACCTACTGGAGAAATGACAGCAGACAAAATACAAAGGGGTTCGACTACAAACACAAATAACTTTCTTTCTGACAATGCAAACAAAAGTGATACAGTTGCTTTAGATGCTTGTACCTCTGTTTTTGTAAAACAAGGGGAAGGAGATTTTTTTGCTATGAGAGCGCAAGGGTCAGGACTTAACCAAGTAAACGGAGTCTATCAATTCAGCACTAATACTTTTACAACAAGCGCAGACGGTAGCGGTTTTACTGTAACAAGTTCAAAGGTTGAAAACTACGGAAGTGGTTGGTATAGGCTTTCTATTGTCTACAATACAGACACCGCAGCCACAATAACAACAGTATTCAGCCCAAGGGGTACGACTGGGGATGTTGACGATACTGACACAAGCACAACTGCTTTTGTATATTTGTGGGGCTGTCAAGTAGAAGAGGGGTCAAGTCTGTCTAGTTACATAAAAACAACTGACGGACAGGCTACAAGAAATGCGGATGTTTGCAGCGTTACAACCCCTAGCGGAGTGGTAAAAATTACTGAGACA